GTTTTTTATAGGGGGCATGGTCATTTTAATGTATGAGATTGTCAGAGGTTATATAAGAATATTAAAACTGAGAAAATAAAGTTTGACAAACGTAAATCTTGCGCTATTCTTAATACGTGCCTCAAAAACACATATATATAGCGCAGGATCAAGCGTCAAACACGATCGAACTCCCGCCAAAAAGAATACATTACTACACCTAGTGTAAGTGTATGTATAGATCTATGGCGGTGTGGTGTGAATATATCGAATAAGCACCGCCTGACTATATACAGGTTTTTGAGCACCGCCGACCCGAAAACGGGTTAATTCAAAAACAACTATATAGGAGCCACTATGGCTAATCTTACTTCCTACACTTTCCATTCAAACAAGATCCGCACCTTGACCGTTGAAAACGGCGAGATCATCTTTTGTCTTGCCGATGTTTGCAAGACCCTTGATCTGGGTCAGGGAAACAAAACTGCTAACCAGATCAAAGAAGAGTTCGGATGCACGGAATTAAATTCCGCCCATCTTGTCGACGCTTTAGGACGTGACCAAGAAGCCACTTTCATCACCGAGCCCCAGCTTTACTTTGTAATGATGCGTTCACGTGCAAAGGTCGCCCGTGAGTTTCGCCAGTGGATTGTAAACGAGGTACTCCCCTCAATTCGTAAGACCGGAACTTACACAATTAAGCAGCCGAATACAAAACCCGCTACCAGTGACTGCAAGAAATGGATTTTTAACGAGCTTAATAAGGTGTTTAAAGATCCTGAGTTTGATACGACTTTAAAACAGTTTAGAGCCTGTATGGAAATTGCGGATCGAGCATGGCGTCAAGGTTACGCAGTGGCTAAGTCGCAGGACGCTAAGGGTGACATAAAGTCAGAAGTGATATTAGACAAGACGGCAATGGCAGAGCGCAGAAAACTTTTACGTGCTTACATCTTTAATCATGTTGCGATTTCTTTATCTGACGAGCGTCGTAACGACTTAAAAGAACAAATATTGTTCAAAGTCGATAACGACGACATCGTCGAAAGCGCAAATCAGATAGTAGATCTGATTGAGCGCTATGGCAATATGTACTCAAAGATGACGGCAAGATTTTTGTTTGAAGATATTTTAGATTATGTTATGCCGTTCGATTTTAAAATTGAGCCTGTGCGCAGTTGTTATATAGCTTAATGAAAAAAAGGCGGGGTTAGTTCCCGCCTTTTTCTTTCTTCTTTCTTTTTCTTTCTTTCATATCTTTTTCATAAAAAGTGCAATATTTTTAAAATTTTTTGTAAAAATTTGGTTACATTTAGCACGCATAGTGTAGAATATTCTATGTGTAAAAAATGCTCATTGGTTACGAGAAGTCCACTTTGTAACCGTTTGAGTAGAAACTATGTGATAATTCAGTAAATTAAAGATTGAAAACGCTGACTGTTGCCAGCACCATTGCACTTTTCTTCAATCGCAATTCCCTGTTTTATCTCAAAATTTTTTCACAAAAAATGCAAATATTGCATTAAAAATGTAAATTTTTGGTCACATGTGACCAAATTTTTGTGACCAACAAGCACCAAACGAGCAAACTCAGTGGTCACATTTTTGGTTACAAGCATACAAGTTTTGCGGGGTAGCAAAATATGCAAAAAGTAACGGATAGGGATCTTAAAGTTTTACAGCATGAAAATCTATCCACTGATTTAAAAATGATCACTGATGCCAGCGGTATGAGTATCGTTGTCAGAAAATCACTTGCAGGCAGTAATACTGTTTTCTTTAAATTACGTTACAAAGATGAAAACGACAAAAGAAAATGGTTTACGATTGGAAAATTTCCCGAACTTTCTTTACCCGAAGCGCGCATGAAATACTCGCTTTTAGTTGATCAGGTGCAGGCAGGAAAAATACCGACGCTTAAAAGTGATGAGCCTAAAAAGGTAAAAAATCATAAAACAACTTTTGGCGAAGTTTGGGTTGCCTGGAGAAATGCCGCAGACGCTCAATGTGCACCGACAACCGCTAAAAAATTCACCAGCTCATGGCGTGCACACCTTTGTGCTTTGGCTGATCTCCCTATCACTGACATCACGGCGCAAACCATCATGATGTTTTTTCAGCCATATCTTAACGATAAAAATCTTGCGACTGTGCAGCGTTTGGGACAACAGCTTAAATCATGTTTAGATTATGCAGTTTTTATCAATGAGATCCCTTTTAACCCTTTGGACAAGTTAAGCCGCTTTTTGCCGAAGGTGGATCACAACCAACATTATGCATCATTCGCATACGAACAATTAGAGGAAACCCTAACCAAATTCTTTAACGATATACACGGGATCAATGATCTTGCGGAGATCATGATCCACTTTACCTTTTACACGCTGTTACGTCATCTTGAAGTCAGATCTCTTGAAGTCGACCAAATCAACGGTAATTATGCTTACATCAAAACAAAGACCCTTTCAGCGTTTAAGGTGTTTTTCAGCACGCAGGCGCAACAGATCTTATCTTATGAGATCACGCATCATCAGTACCCCTTATCTCCCTATGTCTTTGAAGGACGCGCAGGCGGATTACTTTCAGACGCGTGTATGCGCTCATGTATCAATAAAGCAGGCTATGCAGATAAGTTCACTGTACACGGGATCCGTGCTGTCGGTCGCCAGTGGTTGCAGACTTTGCCGGACGCAAAGGAAAGTATTATCGAACAGTGTTTATCGCATGTGGTCGGCAGTCGCACCGAGCAGGCATACAATCGCGGAGATTACTTTGACGAGCGCGCGAGAATAATGCAGAAATGGTGTGACTTTGTAGAAAAGTGCATTGGCAAAAATAACGAGTGGTATAAATAAGCTTTGAGTAAACAAACCCGTTGTATTTAATTAAGTTTTGAAACAACAGTGTTAGTATTACCTCGATGATGAAACAGTAAGCAAAGATGGTTCATCCTCTGGGTTGATGATTATTGATGTGCAAGTACAAAGAAGCCTCGCAGAAATGCGGGGCTTTTTTTATGCCCGTAAGCAGGACGTTATGCAAAAGATACTCGATTTTTTCACAGAGCACTATACGGGCTTTTGTATCGTAGGGGGCGGCGTCATGGGGTTCATCGTTGCGCTTTTAAGACAAGAGCAGGCTCATATTAAATCTATCTCTGTCTGCTTATCTGAGGCGGCTTTGTGTGCTTTTTTGTCATCGGCAATAGGTGAGCTGGCTGTTTACGCATTTGATATGCGTCCAGAAATTTCGATGTTTATCGGGACTTTTTGCGGCTTTCTCGGCACTGATTACATCAAAGGCTTTATTCACAACTATTTAAGTATGCGAATTTCAAAAAAGGACGATCCGAAATGATCTGCACTCAAAGAGCTGTTGAACTCGTAAAAAGATATGAAGGTCTTGCAACTAAGGCTTACAGATGCCCCGCAGGTGTTTTAACGATTGGCTATGGTCATACAAAAAACGTGCAGGCTAATGATGTTATTACCGAGCGTGCCGCTACACGCCTTTTAGAGAATGATTTGCGCAATGTTTCAATCAACATTACCAGTGCATTAAATGCCGCAGAGATCCATATCACGCAAAATCAGTTTGATGCGTTGTGCTCATTTGCTTTCAACGTCGGTGTTTCAGCTTTGATCAAGTCTACTTTATGGAAACGTTTGGAGAGTGGCAACCTTACCGCCGCAGCAGATCAGTTTTTACGCTGGAACAAAGCAAAAAATGCTGATGGTGAATATATCGAATTAAAAGGCTTAACCCGCCGCCGTGAGGCTGAAAGAGCTTTGTTCTTATCAGATGATTAAATGAGAGATTTTATTTGCGGTTTGGTTTTGTCTGCACTTTGTGCAATAGGCGGAGCTATATGCGGTTATGAAGCCGCGTCTACCAAATGCGAGCTTGAAAAAGCGCAGTTTCACAAAACCGCTTTGGAGCAAGAGCAGAAAGCCGCGGAGAAAAAGCATGATACAGAAAATTTATACAAAGATGCCGTGGTTAAGTCGCAGTCTGATGTATTCGCTGATGTGCAGGCTATTGATGCACATTGGAATGATCTTAGCGCTCATGATCTTAATGCTGATGATGACAGCGTGCACACAGACAGTGCCGGTAGTATCGACGCAGTGCGCAAAGATCCCGAGCCTCCCGCAGGAATTTCAAAAACGCAATGTAGATGCCCTGGACAGAACCGAGCAAAACTTCAAAGACTTTATGAGCGGCAACTAGTGATCGCGAAAGACTGCGATATCACTGCAACTTATTACAACAGGCTTTTAGAGTTGTATCAGATGGTTAGCAATAATGGAAATTGAAACTTTACCGCGTAAAAAGCAGATTGAAGTAGGCAAATATCATGTGGATTTAAGCAATGATCCGCAGATCAAAACTATCACTGATGCGCCTGTTGTCAGCCCGTCGCAGATCCCTGCTTTGCGTGATGAGGACGTGCAAGTTTTACTGACAAGATATGCAAATGACACAAAGATGGATCTGTACACCATTGCCGAAGCATTTCACATCGACGAAAAGAGCGTGTACAGAATTTTGCATTCTCCAAAGTACAAAGAAGCTTATGACGCGGCACGGGCAAAACGCGGACAAATTATTGCACGCGAGGGATACGAAACAGCTTGCAAGCCTTATGACATGGCTATCAACGGTGAGGAAATTCCCTCTACTTTGGTTGCGGCGGCAAAGCTCAAATCTAACTATGCCTTTATGTATGCGCAGACCTTAGATCCTGAGTTGAACCCGTCTAAAGAAGTTGGCGGCGGTAACTCCCCTACTGTGGTTGTGGTCAAAACGGATGTAAATTTAAATGTCTGAAATTCAGATCTCATTTGATTTTGTGGCGCGCCCTTGGCAGAAAAAAGTTTTTGCCATGCAAAAGCGTTATACCGTTTTGGCAGTGCATCGTCGTGCAGGTAAGACAACTCTAGCTATTGCAGAGCTTATTTTAAAAGCGTTAAACAAGCAGGGGCTTTACGCATATATCGCGCCAGAATTAAAACAAGCTCGATTGATTGCATGGGACGCCTTAAAAGCTATGTGCCGTCAATTTCAAAATGTACGCAACGGCAAGCAGACTATCTCGCTTGTAGATCTGCACGAAACTGAGCCTTATGTTCAGTTTTGGAACGGCTCCCGCATTATGCTGTTTGGAGCTGATAAGCCTGACAGATTGCGCGGTGCCAAACTTGCAGGAGCTATTATCGACGAGGTCGCACAGATGCCCCGTGAAATGTGGTCGGAGATTGTGCGTCCCGCCCTAATGGACTCCAAAGGCTGGGCTTTGTTTATCGGCACGCCTAAAGGTATGAACCTGTTTTCAGAGCTTTATGATTACGGCGGGCGTTTTCCTGATTGGGTATCAGCAAAGTTTACTTGTTATGAAACAGGCGCAATTGACGCCGAAGAAATTGAGGCTTACAAGCGCGAAGTTTCAGAAGAAGAGTTTAAGCGTGAGATGCTTTGCGACTTTACCGCATCATCATCTAATCAGCTTATTTCACTGTTTACCGCACAACAGGCTGCACACAAAACTATTAACCCGAATTATTTGGGACGCACTCCCCTTTTGCTTGGGGTTGACGTTGCCCGCTTTGGTGATGACCGAAGCGTGCTTTGTTTTCGTCGCGGTTTACTTGCAGAAGAGCCAATCATCTATAAAGACGTTGACACCTATAACCTTGCGCTGATTGTTAAAAGACATGCCGAAGAAAGGCATCCGCGTGCAATTTTTGTAGACGGCACGGGCATGGGTTGCGGCGTGGTTGATACCCTTACCAACATGGGGATCTTTGTTTACGATGTGAACTTTGGTAAAGGTGCGCTAAATAAGCTGTACGTCAATCGCCGCACTGAGATGTGGTGCAAAATGGCGCAATGGTTAGAGCATGGCGGCATTCTTCCTAATAATTCTGATTTGGTGCAAGAGCTTGCTATGCCTACATATGATGTAAACGAGCGTATGCAAAAAGTGCTTGAAAGTAAAAAAGATATTAGAGAAAGACTAGGAAGATCATGCGATTGCGCGGACAGCTTAGCTTTAACTTTTGCCGAAGATATCACCGAAGAAGAAGAGCAACACTTTGCACAGGACTATTGGGGCAACCCTACTTTTAAGCAGGAGCAAACCAGAGTGCAGGATTACTCCCCGTTTAGAGCATATCGTAATAGTCGTTTAAATCGCGGTTGGTGGGCAAGGTGAGCAAGATGAAAGAATTAAAAATCTTTTTGGCAGAAGAACTGCTTGGTAATAAAGAGTTTGACGCTTTGTGCAGAGAGTACGGCAAATGCAACCGCATGCCTGATACCGACGCAGTAAAAGATTTTGATCTTATGGTTTATCTCCCTTTTGACAAAAATGCTGTCTTTGGCGTGCTATTTGATGAGGGCAAGATGATCGGTTTTGCCTTGGTAATAAAACAGTTTCATATGCACACTAATGCGGTTTTGGCATTGCTGGACAGCTTTTTTGTTTTGCCTGAATATCGTAAAGACAAAAACGGTAATTTCTTAATGTCATGGGCAAAAGCGCAAGCGCGGGATTTTGAAGCGGCGACTATGCTGGTAACGGCTCCCGCCGGTTCCCGTTTGGAAAAAGTTTATACACGCAAATATAAGCGTTTGGAAAGTTGGTTTACTGTGGAGATTAAAGAAAAATGAGCGGCGGATTTTTAGGCAGCGTCGTCGGCGGTTTGGCAAATATCGCCACCATGGGCGGATATAACGCCATGAAGACAAACAAAGCACAGAAGAAAGCGGCAGATCAGCAGGCGGCGGCGCAAGCACGTGCGGCTAAGTTGCAAGAAGAGGCAAATACTCAAGCAGAGCAACAGAATAACCGCGCTAATTCTATGACTGTTACTGATTTTACTGACAGTCCCGACCGTGGCAATACCGCCATTTTGACAGGCAATAACGGCGCAAAAGACGGTTACAGTTTAGGCAGTGCGACCCTTTTGGGTGGCGATGATGAGGATCTCTACTGATGGGCGGTGTAATGAGAGGTGTTAATAGTGCATATTTGCAAGCTATTGGCTCCCCTAGTTTTTTGCGTAAAGCAGTTGATGGAAACATGACTGCTTATATGAACAATTCAACTGCAGACAGAGATGCGATCATCAATGCGGTCAGACGTTCAAACAGTTATGAAGATTTCTTAAAGCAAAGCGGATTGCAAGCAAGAGCTGATGCTTACAACAAAGCTTATGCTAGTGCTCCCGAAGTAGCTTATTTAAAAAGCACGGGCGAAAGAGTAAACAACCCGACAGCAACACACCGTGAATATGATCATGGCTGGGACGGTGATGTTTACGACTATGACCAAAACGATATTGAATACCGCAAAGATATGAGCGGTTATGCTGACAGCACTATGGGCAGTACTGCAAATTCAATCTTAGCTAATAGTCAGTTGAAAAACTGGTTTAACGACAACCGCAACACTTACGGCAGAGAAACTACAAACGCAGATGCGGGCGCGGCTTACAGCGGGAATGCACCAAGCGGCGGAGACGGCAGCGCATCAGGTGCCGCCAGTGGTGGAAACAGACGACAAGGCGGAGATCAGGTTACTACCGACGCAACCCGCACTGACAATCGCGGTGATGATACTTTGTTAGGCGGCAGAGGCGGCGGACGTTTAAAAGAAAAGGAGACGCTGTTTTAAATGAGTACAGATTTTTCTCGCGCCACACCTTCCGAGCGTAAGCGCATGTTGATCCAAAGGCTGACGGATTTAAAGACCAAACGTCAGCCTTTTTTAGATCAGTGGCGCGACGCGGCGCAATTTATTTCACCAAACAGCGGACGCTTTGATTTACATGATCACGGTGAAAACAGAGATCTTGATTTCATCTTAGACAGTGAGGCAGGACGCGATTTAAATATTCTTGCATCAGGCTTGATGTCCAGTGCGTCGTCTCCCGCCCGCCCGTGGTTTACTTTAAATTGCACTAACCCTGAATTTGCAAACAACTATGCTGTGGCAAATTGGTGTGCGGACGTTCAGCGCATTATCTTAAAAGTATTTCAAAAATCAAATACTTACAACACTTTGCATTCAATGTACAAAGAGCTTGCGTTGTTTGGTATTGCGTGCGACGTCTTAACTGACAGCTATGACAAAGCCATACAGCACAACCTTTTGACTGCTGGCGAGTATTGTGTAGCCACAGATCCACAAGGCAACGTCAATACTATGTACCGCGAGTTTGAGTTAACCACAGCTCAAGCAGTCAGACAGTTTGGCTATAAGAATTTAAGCCGTGAAATTCAAAGTGCATATGATCATGGTCAGCTTGCGGATTACTGGTCTTTTTTGCACGCTATTGAGCCGCGTCATGACAGAGATGCAAGTAAGCTTGATAACAAAAATGCGGCTTGGGCGTCCTATTATTGCGAACTTCAATCAAGCGCAACTGAGATCATTTCAGAAAGCGGCTTTGATGATTTTCCCGTAATTTGTCCGCGCTGGGATGTTTTGGGCGTTGATGCTTACGGCACTTCCCCTTGCATGACGGTGCTCCCTGATGTGAAACAGTTACAACAGGAAACCTTGCGCAAAATTGAGCTTGTGGATCAATTTTCTCGCCCGCCGTTGCAGGTGCCGAACAGTGCCAGGCAAAACCCTATTTCATTAAGTCCCGGTGCCTTGAACTTTACAAGCTCAACAGCTCCCGAACAGCAGATCCGCCCTATCGTTGCATCAACGGGTGATTTGAATGCTTTGACGCAGGACATCATGCAACTTAGGGAAAACATCAAAGACGGCTTATTTGTGCGTCAATTCTTAATGCTTGAAGAGGCGCAAAACAATCGAAAGACCACCGTCGAGGTGTATGCCTTGAAAGAAGAAAAGATGCTTGTATTAGGCAGTGTGGTCGAACGCAATAACAACGAATGCTTAGGACGTTTGGTTGAGCTTACTTACAAACGTTTGTTAAAGGCAGGAGCGTTACCGCAACCGCCCGAAGAACTTAAAAACACCGCGCTTGATATTGAGTTTAGCTCGGTACTGTCGCAGGCACAGCAAGCTGTAGATATTAACAGCGTTGACCGAATGGTGAATGCCGTAGCATCTGTTGCACAAATCATGCCAGATGTATTAGATAGGTTGGATCCTGATGGATATGTCGACGTTTACCGTGAACGCCTTGGGGTCGATCCTAAATTCTTACGTTCAAAGGACGACGCAGATGCGATTAGGCAACAACGCGCTCAGGCGCAACAGGCGCAGGCACAATCTGAACAGGCTCAAGCTGGAGCACAGACGCTTAATCAGCTTGCTATGGCGCAAAAAGGAGCAACAGATGCAAGCCTTGCAGGACAACAGCTTGATCCCGTAGCCGGCGGAGGAATGCTTTAAATGGACGATATGCAAGCCTTTCGTGACTTAGAGACACAGCTAAAAGAACGAAAGATCAAGAAACAAGAAGAACAACAAGCAGAAGATAAAAGAGGGCGGTTTAATTCCGCCCTTTTTAATGTCCTAAAAACTCCCGCAGGCAGGACGGTCTTCAAATACATCTTTGACTTAATTCCCGTAGCAGAGTGCACGTTTTCATCAGATCCCTTAGTTATGGCTTTTAACGAGGGAAAACGTGCCGTATCGGTTGAATTGAGAAACACCATTAAGAACGAATTGGGTATTGATGCCCTTTATTCCATTGAAAAACAGGAGATTTAATCATGGACGAAAACGCAAGCGCCGCAGTAGATGCCGCTCCCGTAGCAGATGCACAGCCCGTGCAGGACGTACAAACTGCTCAAACTGCACCGCAGGAGCAATCAGCACCGCAGACAGATTTATCGACTGAACAGCAAAACGGCGGTGAGGTATTGACGGACACTTTGCATGAAAACGGCAAAAGTACCGAACAAATGCAAAAAGAGCCGTCAACCATTCCTGAAATCTATGAACTGGTCGCAAAAAACGGCGCGCCCGCAGAAGACGCAGCAGACTTTCAAGAGATCTTCAAAAAGGCAGGACTTACCGCTAAACAGGCGCAGGCAATGTATGACGCTTACAACTTAAAGAGCAATGACATTGCCGAACAGTTTAAGCAGGCAGTCTTACAGAAGAACGACGCAGATATGCAAGCCGTACGTTCAGATCCTGAATTGGGTGGCGCCAATTTCGACAACACCAAAATGTACATCGGCAAGGCTATGGATACCTTTGGCACTCCCGCTTTGCGCGAAAAATTAAGAACCGCGGGGTTTGGAAACGATCCTGATTTTGTCAGGTTTGTAGCCAAAGTCGGCAAGGCTTTTTCAAACGATGAATTTATCGGAGGACACGGCTCGAACAAGAAAGCAAACGACTATCAGGCAACGGCTAAGGCGTTGTATTCCAATTCTCCCGAACTTTGGCACGAATAATTTTATTTTGAGGTAATGAAAAAATGGCTTCTATCAATCAGCCTTTAATGCAAAAGAACTTTATGCTTTCGCAGTTTGAATTATTGCGACGCATTGATCCTACCGGTAAAGCCGCGGCTATTGCTGAGGTGCTCAATGAAAATAACGAGGTCTTGCATGACGTTGTTTTCAAAGAAGGTAACTTACCTACAGGTGACGAACAAACCATTCGTACGGGTTTGCCTGATGTTTACTGGAGACAGTTAAATCGCGGCGTTCCTGCATCGCATTCAACCACTGCATCTGTTACTGAGACTTGTGCAGAGCTTGCTGCACGTTCGCAGTTAGACGTTGAAGCCGCTAAGTTGAACGGCTTAACCGCCGCCTTCCGTGCGTCCGAAGATGCGCCGTTTATTGAAAGCATGGGTCAGTCTGTTGCCCGTGAAATTTTCTATGGCGATGTTCGCAAGGCATCTGAGGGCTTTTCAGGGCTGGCTACTCGCTATTCGACCACTTCCTTGTCTAAAGCACAGAACGCTAAGAACGTGATTGACTGTGGCGGCACCGGTAGCAAGTTGACTTCAATCTATATCGTGGGCTGGGGCGATAACGTCTATTGTCCGTATCCTAAAGGATCAGCCTTGGGCTTGCAGTCTGAGGACTTAGGCAAACAGTTAATAGACGATGACGGCGGCAATAAATATCTTGCTTACGTAACCATGTACTCATGGAAAGTAGGCTTAATGGTGCGTGACTGGCGCTATGTTGTCCGTCTTGCCAATATCAATCCTGATGACTTGTTTAACGGTACAGGTATTGGATCAGGTGATCTTAAAACTGCTAATTCTTCAAATCTTTTGCTCAAACTTGAAGAAGGCTTAATGAAGATCCCGTCAGGCGGACGCAAAAATCTTGTTATGTATATGAACAGCGATATACACGCAGGCTTGAACGTCGTATCTGCTCGCACCAATATGCAGGTAGTTGAGTTTGAGACCGGTGTCGATAAGTACGGCAAACACTCAAGCTGGAGTACTTTCAAGGGTATTCCTATGCGCAGATGTGATCAAATCGTAAATACCGAAGCACAGGTTAAATAAGGAGTTTTAACATGGCTATTTTGGATAGTTTGGCAATATTCAGCCGTAATCAGAAAGTAACTGAAACTACTTATTCTGAGCGCGCTATGGACTTGAAAGCTTTGGCTGATTATGGCGTCGGTCGTAATGCCTATATCGAGTGCATTTGCGGCGGTACCTTTTCAAAATTCTTGCGTGTGCAGTTGGTAGGTTTTGCAGACACTACCTATTCTGCTCCCGTGGTTGTCGGTGACAGCGGCGTCATTGATAAGGCGGAGTTGGTCGCAGGGCATCGTTTCTATGTTCCGTTTAATATTACGGACAAGAAATACAAAATTATTGCCTTGCGCTATATACCGTCGACCGACGCGGCAACTAATGACAGCTCTGCTACACCTGATTCAGGTACCGCCTTTACCGTTGACGGGCAGTATGCACCGCCCCCGAAAGTCGGCGAAGATCCTGCTACTGAGGCAGATACTATCAGTGCTCATTTGGTACTCACTCCCGCATCGCAGGTCGAATACGATTATGCGAATATGGACAAGCGCACCGTTTAAGTGATGTTAAAAAGAAAGCCCTGCACGAAAAATGCGGGGCTTTTTTTTGTTTGACCAATTAGAACACTTTTAAACCGTAGAAAATAAAAAAGTCGACAGGCGGCAACCTATCGACTTTCTTCACTCCAACCAACCATACAACGGAGATCTAATGTCAGATATTTTATCAATTTTCTTTTCTTGTATCTCATTTTTTTTACAACTTAGTGAAAGGAGACACGAAATGTTTTTAGAAAAACTTTTCTTTAAGACGGCTATACCTTGTGCTCTTGTGATCATGCTTTCAGTTACTGCTTATGTAGCAGTTTTCGCTTATCGCTTTATTTTTCTTTAAAGAAATGTTTCAAAGGAGCACCACATGATTGGAGAACAACTTATTTACTGGAGTGTAAGTGTGAGCGTCCCGATCCTTTTGGGAACAGCATGCGTTTGCGCGGTTGTCTTTGCTTACAGGTATTTAAAGCGCAAGTAACACAAATAAAAAAACCGACGAGTTAGCGGCTCATCGGTTTTTGTTCCCTTTGTATTCAGAGATTTTTATAGGAAATCTATGTCTGAAATTTTATCAAATATAAGCTTTTTTGTCTTTTCTTTTGTCATTTTTGTGAGCGTGAGTATGCGTTTTTTACCTATAAGAATTGCCGCATATATAGCTGTATATGTTGCGCTGATTTATTGGTGTGTTTATGTCTATCGTTTTGTAATGGGGTAACACTATGAATTTTAATGAAATAGCTAAACAAACCAGTGATAAATGCGGCGAAGACTACAATCGTGTGCGCTTGATCCTATTTACCTTTATTGATGAGGTACGCAATGAGCTTGCTCGCGGTGGTGAAATTTCAATAACCAACTTTATGAAGTTTGGCTCAAAGATGACCAAGCCTAAGCATGTTTACTCTGTATTTAATAAGCGTGCGCCTATGGTTATGTCCCGCCCTTACCGCAAGATAGACATCAAAATTTCAAACTTTCTTAAAGACATGGTTAGAGACGAGATGACAAGATGACTGAAATAGATCTTTGTAATAATGCTCTGTCAATGATTGGGCAAGGCACGCATATTTCATCACTTACTGAAAATAAGAAGGAGGCGGACGCCTGCAAACGTCTTTTGCCTGTGACGGTTGCCCGTTGCCTGGATAAATTTAACTGGTCATTTGCCCGTCGCGATGAGGTGATCACATCTGATTTTTTGCTTGCTGATGCCCTGTGTTTGCCATGGAAATACGTCTATAAGATCCCGTCTGATGTTATGCGTCTTTTATATGCGGTGCCAATGGAGGCAAGCAGTGCCAGTGAAAGCATCGGTTATCACGGACAGATCCGCTTTAATGTGCGTAATTACAAAGGTCAAAAAGTCATCGCAACCGACCAACAAGCACCTTTTATTATTCAATATCAAGCAGATATTTCAGATATAAGTATCTTTCCACCTACCTTTTGCGAGGGGGTCGAGGCAGCTTTAGCGTCCGCTCTTGCCGCAGATCTTATTAAAGGTATTGAGGGGGTAAAGGTTTCGCAGGCAATGGCGCAGATAGCTTTTCAGAATTTAGAGCATGCGAGTGCTTTGGACGCACAGCAAGGCGCGCAGAGTATTGAGCCTGTCGAAGAAGATAGATTAGTAGCCTCCCGTCACGGCGGCTTTACGGGGTATCGCGGGTGGGGTAAATGAAACGAGTTTTGCAAAACAGTTTTGCCGCAGGTGAGATAGCTCCCTCCCTTTTAGGCAGAACGGATATTAAGAACTATCAGGCAGGCGCGTCAAAGCTTAAAAACTTTGTCGTGTTGCCGCAGGGTGCGATAAGACAGCGTGCAGGTTTTCAGTATATCGGCGCCGCAATCAACAGCGCATCTCCCGTACGCTTGATCCCGTTTCGCTTTTCATCATCGCAAACTTTTGTTTTAGAGTTTGGCAATTACACCATGCGCATCTTAACTCGTGGGGCGTATGTTTTAAAAAGCGGGACGCTTGATCCTTATCAAATTTCCACACCGTACGCAGGTGAGGATCTTTTTGATTTGGACTATTCGCAAAACGCGGACATTGTGACTTTAACGTCGCAAAAATATGCGCCGCGTGAGTTGCGTCGTTATGGAAATAATGACTGGCGTATCGTAAATGTGAGCACCGTTCCTACTTTGCCGCCGCCCTCTACTATCGTTGTTCAGGGTGTTTTTGCAAACAACTTAAACGAGAGTGAGGAAAAGGATAAGTACAAATTAAATGTTACTTATAAAGTTACGTCGGTTGATGCAGACGGTGTAGAAAGCGTGGGTTCAGCTCCCGCGTCCGGAACTGGTAATTATTACATCAACGGTTGCTCTATTCGCGTGTCATGGTCGGCAGTCAAAGGCGCAGATCATTATCGTTTGTATCGCTCGGTTGCGGGCGTGTTTGGTTATGTAGGACAGACTGACGGGCTTTATATTGACGACATCGGCGATAATCCGAAAGCTACCGACACGCCGCCTAAATATTCAACCCCTTTTTCAGGCACCGAAGGCGGCGGACAAATCAAAGCCATTTCAATCTTGAACGGCGGCGCAGGATATTACAAAGGCACCATTGAAGAAGAAGATCCTGAAACAGGCGAAAAAAAGGACGTTTACGACACAACACCGTGGACGACTACCGCAAAAGTTACTGACAGCACGGGATCAGGTGCAAACATCACCTTTGACATTGTCGGCGGCGTAATTACCGCGGCTCATATTATTTCAGGCGGTTCAAACTACACCGCCCCGTCTATCAGTGTTAATAGTGAGTTGGGAACGGGGGCGGTTTTCTCGGTATCTATTACAGACAGCGAAACTGCAAATTTCCCTTCCGCCTCTACACAATTTGACCAGCGTCGTGTTTTTGCAGGCAGTTCACAAAACCCGCTAAAAGTCTGGATGACCAACGCAGGTGAGCAGGATCTGATGGTTTATCACTTACCTGTAATGGACGACGACCGCATCACCTTTACGGCAGTTGCGGCAGACGCAGACAGAATTAAGCACGTTGTTGCTTTGAACTCATTGATTTTGTTTACAGGATCATCAGAGCTTAGAGTTTTTACACAAAATTCAGATGCGCTAACCCCGTCATCTATTGCAGTAAGAGCGCAGTCCTATATCGGTGCAAACGATGTGCAGCCTGTTACGGTAAATAATCAGGTGATTTATGCGGCGGCACGCGGCGGACATGTTCACGGCTTAGGGTATGACTACAACAGCGCGGGTTATTTATCCTCTGATTTGTCGGTGATGTCAGTACACCTTTTTGACAATTTGGAGATCAAAGATCTTACTTTGTCCAAAGCTCCCGTACAGGTAGTATGGGCGGCATCATCAAACGGCAAACTTTTAGGCATGACGTATTTGCCTGAACAAAACATCGTTGCCTGGCATCAGCATGATGTAGGCGGTGATGTTGAAAGCGTGTGCTCTGTATCTGAGGGCATGGAAGATCACGTTTATATCGTGGTTAATCGTGACGGCTTACGCTGTATTGAACGTATGAACGATTTAAATGTGCCGTCATCAGCAGTTAATTACCGCTATTTAGACAGCTATTTAAACGGTACTTTTGTACAGCCGCAAACCTCTGTAAGTGGGCTTTCACATCTTAAAGGTAAAGAAGTTGCGGTGTTTGTCGACGGCGTACAGCAAAGCAATAAAGTTGTGAACAACAACGGCGCAATAGCCTTAGATACCGCAGGACGAAACATCACCGTCGGCTTACCTATGGAATGTGATTTTATTTCCGTTCCTTTGTCGGCAGGCGCAAACGGGGATACGCAGGGATATATCAAGAATGTAGGTGAGCTTTATTTGCGTGTGTCATACGGCGGTAATGTCAAAGCAAACAATTACCCTAATGATCATTTGTGGGACTGTGACAACAACGACATTTATATGCTCCCGTCTGACATGGAAAGCCATTTAGTCAAATTGTCTCTAAGTGGCGAATGGAGCTATCAAGGACAGATCCAAGTTAAACACACTGATGCGTTTCCGCTTGAGATCAGCGCAATCACTGCAAACGTTGAATATCAACTATCGTGAGGTGAAATATGCAATTTGGTGAGATGCCGTGGCAAACATGGGCAAAAGCAGGAATAGCCGCAACCAAAGAAGGCGTTAATCAATACTTTACCAGTGAGACAAACCGCTTACGCTTTAAGCAGCAGGCACAACAGTATGAAGCGGCGGCGCGTCTTAATGAGTTACAAGCACAACAATCAAGACAACAGACTTACAACATACACAGATCTTATGACTGGCAGGCGATGCAACAAGGACTTGCGGACAGAGCAAAGCTAGGACAGATCAAGACATCACAGTCAGGATCAGGCGTGTTAATGGGTAGCGGCAGTGCTAAAGAAGTTGTCAATTCTCAAAAGATGACGGCTGAATTAAATCAAATTGCCCTGCAACAAAACGCTATAAACGCAGACAGTCAAAGCCGTATTCAGACAGCAAACTATTTAGCCAGTGCAGAGATCAACCGCGGTAATGCGCAGGCGGCAATGACCATGCGCAACAGCATTGATACTTTTGCGAACATGTTTAGTTATTCAACTTTGGCTTTTATGGACAGCATGCTTGACAGCTCGCAAATGAAGAGCTTTGGACAGTCATAAGGAGAGCTTTAAATTATGGCACAAGTTTTTGTACCGTCGGTAGGTCTTAACGTCAATTCGCAGGCAATGGCGCAACAAGGCGCACAAGTTAATACCGGCATTGAACATCAAGTAAACCCGCAACAGAGCCTTAATTATTTTTACAAGATCTCTGATACTGCACAAAAGGGGCTTACGCAGTGGGATCAAATGCAAATGCAGGCAGAAGCCTTGCAGACGCGTGATAATTTGCAAAAGCAGTTGTCAGCAAACCGCGCTGACTTAATGACCAAACAAGGCAAAGAAGCCCTTGATTTTAAGCCTGAATATGAAAAACGTAATAATGAAATTATCAAAAACGCTTTAAACGATGTAAAAGATTTTCGTATTCGCGGCGCTTTGAAGATGACGGCGGATCATCTTTATTCGCAATACCAAATAAGCAGTGACGGATATTTCAAGCAGGAAACGGCACGCTTAAATTTAAATCAAGCGATGGCATCGGCGGCTGATGCGGCAGGCAATTATATAGACAATTTGGCGAACGGTACACCGCAACAGCAAACAGAGAGCAAACAGCAATTTGAAGATGCGCAAAAGTTTGCGTATTACAAGCAAGGCGGTGATCCTGATGCCGTTGACGGGAAAGTTTACCTGCAAAAATCTTATGATGAAGTAGGTACTGCTTTAAATGATCATTATTTGGCGCATAAGACTTTTGGTGCTGCAAGAGCCAGTGCTGAATATTTTAAGAAAAACATGACGCCCGCCGCTTGGCTTAAGATGTCAGATAAGATTTATTCAGCTGAACAGGTTGAGGCGGCAACATCGGCATCAGCGGCAAACGGCTACAAGCTCCCTGACCGCACCGCATGGGTAAAAACACATGCAGAAGATCTTTATCAGCAAGCTATTGCAAGCGGCAAGTGGACAGAAGAACAGTTAAAAAATCCGCAACTGCAAGAAACAATCAGAGCGCAGGCAACTTACGATGCTAATTTAAGTTTTGATGATCTGACAAAAAGAGTAGGTGCATTACAGAGCACTGAGAATGCCGCACAGTCAGTCGCCGCATCTGCTATTCAGTACGCCAGAACTACAGGTAAATTGTTCGGTACAGATAAGCAAATATCACCTGAAATACTTGAAGATCCTACTCGTATTCTTGAGTTATTGCCTAAAGAAATGCAACAGGCAATGATGCAAAAATACGGTACTTATGCCAAAGCACAAGAGGCGGCGCAAGCCTTTGCCGCACCTACAAATGCGACTTTGGGCGGGTTTGATTTTATCCGCCAGTCGCAAACAGATCCTAACTTTTACACACAGTTTGCTACAGAAAAAGATTTACGCAATGCCATATTTGCGCACGGCGTCGGCGCTCAAGATGCACAACCTATCGTAGATACCTATCACAACCAACAAAAACAAGAGCTTGTTACCCGCTCTAATAATCTGATTGAAAACGTTTTAGGCGGTATCGACAGTGCTTTGATTGATACAAAGAAATTAAAAGCAGATGCGAATTTGCGACAGCGTGCAGGGAAATACCAGCAACTAGGTAACAAAGTTATCGGACAGGTATTAAGGATCAACCCTAATGCGACAGATGGTGATTTAAAACTTGCTTTAACCGAAGCTTTTACCAAAGACGAGGGGATCAAGCAATTTGAAGCGCAACAAGAACAATTTGAAGACAGGCTTGATGCGATGAAAGACAATGACAGCCGTCTTGCAAGATATTCAAAAGAAACGCTTGATGCGGTCAAACTGTTTTCACCTACAGAGTTTAATCAAGCCTTAAGCGGTGATTGGGTTGGCGGGACTGAACGCCTTTTAAGCCTTGTACAAAAAGCAGTTAAAAATAAGCAATTCCAAAACGCTCATAAGAACTTACCCGAGGTGCGCGAACAGCTTGCTTATGAGAGAAATATCGAAGCTCATAAGAACGAGGTTAATCCGTACAAAGAACTTATGGAAAGCACTTTAAACGGTGATGATGAGGCTTTGAGATCTTGGGGCAGTAACTTGAGCACTGACAATTTAGGAATTAGCGGCGGTAAAAAATGAGCAGTAACAAGAAAAATCAAATCGACTTAACTAATGTAGTAACCCCTGATGATTTAAATCTTGCACCGACAGCACAGGACAGACAGGCAGCGCAGAAAGTAGATGAAAAGTTTGCACAAATTACCGCTCCCGTGCAGTACGCAGATGATCAAGAAAGACAGGCAGCAATAGAGCGCGGGCAACGTTTACGTAATTATTTAGACAGAGAAGAGGCAGAGCGCGATTATCAAGCACAACTTAATGCGGCTACCTATCGCTTGCGTGCAACTAATCCTACACGTGATGCTTTTGCCCCGCTCCCTGAACTTGACTTGCAAGATCCTAACTCCCGCATAGCGTATGCCGTTGCTTTAAATAAAAGACAGCGCGCGCAGAATTTGCTGTCGGTGTCATCGTGGCAGATAGAAAATAACGCTGAGATCAAGAAAGAGTTTAACGAGCTTACCAAATCGCAGTCAGATCCTTATATGTCTGATGTAAGCAAAATAAACTTACAGGCAGACTTTCAAGAAAAACTAGCAAAACAATACGATGAAGTTATCAATCAGTACGGCGGTGTTTCAGAAGATCTTTTTC